AAAACTTTTATATACAAGATTATTATAACATAAATAATTGATAGGAGTGTGTGAGTATGTCTAAAACTAAAAAAGAGTTTTTTAATGCAACTAAGAAACAACTTTCTAATTATAAACAATTAAGTGCAAATATAATAAAATTAAAAAATGAAATACAAATGTTGAAAGATAATTCGGTTGGAGATTTAATGAAAGGTATAAGTTATGATAGTGTCAAAACAGGAAAAACAAACAAAACTAGTAACATGATTGAGGATGCTATTGTTAATGTATCAGACTTAATAACAGAAAAGGAAATAGAGTTATATGAAGCAGAAATAATTAAATCCACAATAGATTTAGCTATAAGAAACTTAAAACCTATACACAGACAAATTATTGAACTTAAATATATAGATGGTCTAATGTGGCAAGAAATGGTTGATATAGTACATTTAGAAGAAAGACAATTAAGTGTAAGAGCTAGTCAAGCTATTAGCTCAATATCAATAGCATTATTTGGGAAGAAAGCATTAATAGAGCAAGAACCACTTTTTGAATTGTTAGATTACAAACTAAATTAAAAAAGTAAGAGTAATTTTGAGTGCTGAAAATGTGCAGGTTTTTTTGTTTTAGACATGAGATAATAGTATTGTGGAAATGAAAAATTTCCCTCTCAAAATTAAATAGTTGGCTAGGGTTGGGATTATCTGTACTCTAGCCAACATATAAAAGTTTTGAATGGAGTATTAAATATGAATAATTTTAATGGCGAACGTTTAAAGAAAGCTCGTATATATAGAGAAATGACAATATTTGAATTGGCTCAAAAAATGAACTGTGAAAGACAAGTTATTTCTATGTATGAAAATAATAAATTAAAACCCGAAAAGAATATAATTAAGCAAATTGCAAAAGAGTTATATTTTCCAGTTAAATTTTTTTTAGAAAAAGAAAATGATATTATAAAAGGTTCTTCTTACTTTAGGGCATTATTAACTACAAATAAAAAATATAGAAAAAAGCAAATTCAGAGAATGGAATTTCTAGCTCAAATATATTTTTTCTTACAAGATTATATTGAGTTTCCAAAATTGGATTTGCCAAACTGTTTTTATAAGACGCCCGAAGAAGCTGCTTTACTTTTAAGAGAAGCTTGGGGATTAGGGTTAAAACCTATTGATAATATCATATATGAAGTAGAACAGCATGGAATAATTGTGACAGGATTTCCTACATCAATAGATTATATAGATACATTTAGTCAGATGATAGACATTGAAGGAAAAACTATGTACTTGATTGGGTATTCTAATAATAACACTTCTACTTCTAGACTGCATTTTGATATAGCTCATGAATTAGGTCATATATGCCTGCATGAGTGGAGTGAGGATGTAGAAGCTTTAGAAAAGCAAGAGTTTGAAGATAGAGAATCAGAAGCTAATCGATTCGCATCTACATTCTTATTGCCAGAAGAAACATTCAAACTTGATGCTAAGAGAACCCCTTTACGTATTCCAAACTATACAGAATTGAAACGTAAATGGAAAGTTTCTATTCAAGCAATGATTCGTCGTTCATATTCTTTAGGAATCATCAGCATGGATGAATATCATTCTATGATTCGTACTTTACAATGTAGAGGATTAAGAAAATCAGAACCATTAGATGATGAGTTATTAACTGCTATGCCAGCATTGTTAAAGACAGCAATTTTAATGTTATTAAATGAGAAGGTATTTACTCCAAAAGAACTTATCTATAATTTTAGTTTAGAGCCAAAAGAACTAGAAAATATATTAGATTTACCAAACAATACATTAGATTCTAGTAAAATTTTGTATTTATCATATACGAACAGACTAGGCAGGGCGTGAGGACGCTGTTAGTTCAATTCTAACTATGTTCAATCTTTAGTTTTTCTATTTCAATTAATCTACGGATACACTAAAAAATAGTATTTGAATTGAGATTAAAATCTCATACAGTTTTGTATCTTAATTCAGAGTCTAAACCGAGTGGGGCTTGGTAACCTCACTCACCATGCAGGTACTGGTGTTTAATCTAAGTTCGATTCTTAGAACTTGCGACATAATATATGTATCTCCCTATTTAAAAAGGCTAAGTGAGGGTAAGCTTAGTCTTTTAATTTAAAAAAAAAGAAATTTTTATTGTCATAATACTATTTGCTTAGGTATATTATAATGTGCATACTTAAAATTAAATACTTAGCAAGCATTTGAATTAATATACATAAAATATATGACATAATTTTTTATAGTGTAAGTTATTTAAATTAATATAAATAACAGTAATTTTATTATAGAAAATGTATATATTGTGAATAATAATAATAATAAAATCTTGTACAAAATGCCAACTGATAATTCCTCGAAATGTATTGTGTATTTAACGTTACGATTGTATAATTAACTTATAATAGTGATATGGAAGGTGGTACTTATGGCTACAAAAAGTATTTTAAAAAATGTAGATGTAAGAAAAAAGGCATTTGGAAGAAATCTAGTATCAGCTCTAGAAAATGCTAAAAATAAACAAGAAAAAGAAGTTGTATTAAGTAAAAAATGTTCAGAAGTACCAAAAGATAAAATAAAGGATATATTCGGGAGATTTTAATGAGTGGCTATTTAATTGTAAACTTAAGTAATATGCTGGGAGAACTGGAGGAAGAAGAAGTTAAAAAAATTCTCTCCAGTTTTTCTTGTCCTCTTAATAAAGATGTAGAAGACTTTTTAAAAAACAAAGCTATTGAATTTTCTAAACAGGGTTTAGCTAGTACACATTTAGTATTAACTTCTTATAAAGGCAAGCCTGTTATAGTTGGATATTTCACTCTAGCTAATAAGTATTTTACAATAAAAAGAAAAACATTAACAAACTCTTTAGCTAGAAAGTAGTAAAGTTTGGACAATATAATGAAGAACTAAGAAGATATATTATTGGAGCACCTTTGATAGGACAAATAGGAAAAAATTATTCAAATAATTATAATAAATTAATTAAAGGTGATGAACTTCTAAAAATTGCATGTGACAAGATAAAAGCAGTGCAGTTAGATATGGGTGGGAAAATAGTATATCTTGAATGTGAAGACAAACCTAAGTTAATTGAATTTTATAAGGATAATGGATTTGTAGATTTTGGTAAAAGAAGTCTTGATAAAGATGAAACAGATTCATTGGATGGGGACTATCTAGTCCAAATGTTAAAATATCTAAAAAAATAAAAGTACATAAAATCTAAAATGACTATCTTGATGAAGAGTCTTTTTTTATACAATAAATTAAAAGGAGAATAAATTATGAATGATTATAAAGAAAAAACTGAACCAAAATTAAATATTTTAGTCCAGTCTAAAGTTGATATCTTATGTTCTAATAGCTCTATTATGAATGGAGTAGATACTTCAATTGATATAAAACTTTCTTTAGATAATAGAGTTATTGGTAACTTAACCAATGAAGATGTGAAATATGAAATAATAGCATGCTTTAATAAATGTTTAGAGGAGATTAATAGAAAAATTGGAAGTGAAGAAGTAATCAATAAATTGCAATAATCTTTATCCCCAAAACAAACAAAAACGAGGTGGTGATGTGGCAAAATATGAATACTGGATAACAAAAGAAGGACTAATTAAGATTGAAGGATGGGCAAGAGATGGTTTAACAGATGAGCAGATAGCATTTAATATTGGAATAAATGTCAAAACACTATATGACTGGAAAAAGAAGTATAGTAATATTTGTAATGCCTTAAAAAAGGGAAAAGAAGTAATTGACAGGCAGGTTGAAAATGCTTTATTAAAAAGAGCATTAGGTTATGAATATGATGAGATAACATATGAAGAAGGTCAAGAAACTAAAAGAGTAACTAAACATGTAGTACCAGATACTACAGCACAGATATTCTGGTTGAAAAATAGAAAACCAGCTGAATGGAGGGATAAACAAATAGTAGAATCAACTAATGAAATTACAATAAATAATCCATTTAAAGAACTATCTACAGAAGAATTAAAAAGGTTGGCAAAATTAGATGATGATGGATAAAAAGTTAATACAGTTAGAAGCGAAGAAAGAACTTGCAAGACGTGAGTTCTTTTATTTTTGTAATTTATTAGCTCCAAAATTTTATAAAGAAGATAGAAAGTATTTAGTTGAGACTTGTAATAAGCTTCAAGACTTCTATTATTCAGATGATGAAGTTTTAATTATAAATATGCCGCCTAGACATGGAAAAAGTAGAAGTGCAGGTTTATTTGTAGAATGGATTTTAGGTAAAAATAAAAATGAAAAAATAATGACTGGTAGTTATAATGAGACTCTTTCAACTATGTTTTCAAAGAATGTTAGAAATGCTATTCAAGAGGAAAAAGCTGATATAGACACTATTATTTATAGCGATATATTTCCTAACACAAAAATCAAACACGGTGATGGAGCTATGAATTTATGGTCATTGGAAGGTGGTTATAATAATTATTTGGCGACCTCTCCGAGTGGTACAGCAACAGGCTTTGGGTGTTCTCTGATGATTGTAGATGACTTAATTAAAAATGCAGAAGAAGCTTACAACGAGAATGTTCTTGAAAAACATTGGGATTGGTTTACTAATACTATGTTATCAAGGCTTGAAGAAGGTGGAAAAATAATAATTATAATGACTAGATGGTCTAGCAAGGATTTAGCAGGTAGGGCATTAGAACATTACAAAGAAGAAGGCAAGAAGGTAAGACATATTAATATGAAAGCATTACAGGAAGATGGCAACATGCTTTGTGAAGAAGTATTATCTCTAAATAGTTATAAATCAAAAGTAAGAGCCATGGGTGAAGATATTGCAAGTGCTAACTATCAGCAAGAACCTATCGACCTTAAAGGATGTTTATACACTAGATTTAAGACATATGACAAGCTTCCTGCTGATGATAAAGGGAATCTACTATTTACATCTATTAAAGCTTATGTAGATACAGCAGATGAGGGAGCAGATTATTTGTGTGCTATTGTATATGGAGTATACAACAAAGAAGCATATATATTAGATGTTTTATATACTAAAGAAAGCATGGAAATAACAGAGTATAAGACGGCTAAGATGTTTCATGATAACGAAGTTAACAAAGCTGACATAGAAAGTAATAGTGGTGGTAGAGCTTTTGCAAGAAGTGTTCAAAGGTTGTTGAAAGAGAAATTTAACAGTAATAAAACAACAATAAAGTGGTTTCATCAGTCTAAAAATAAAAATGCTAGAATTTTATCTAATAGTAGTTGGGTAATGGAACATATATATTTTCCAGTTAATTGGCGAGATAGATGGCAAGATTATTATAAGGCAATGGTGAGTTATCAAAGAGAAGGAAAAAATAAACATGATGATGCGTGTTTTGAAGAAGGAACACAAATATCAACATTGTTTGGTAATAAATCTATAGAGAAAATAAAAGAAGGGGAATATGTATTTACTCCATTTGGTCTTAGAAGAGTATTATGGTCAGGATGTACAGGAGAAAAAGAAACTATAAATAAATTAGGGCTAAAAGCTACTAGAAATCATAAGGTATTTAGTTATATCAATGGTTTTATAAGTCTTGATAAATTGACAGGTATATCAGAAACTAGTATAATATCACTAAAGGAGTTGATGTTGTGGAAGTACAAGAAACTGTTATATTCAATGGAGAAGAATATAGACTTATGGGACAAAAGAAGTATTATCTTAGTCAGTCAAGTAAAAATGAAAAAAGAAAACATGCTAAAGGACTTCATGTGGCAATTTGGGAGTTTAATAATAAAAGGGAAGTTCCAGAAGGCTATCATATTCATCATAAAGATTTTAATCCTCTTAATAACAACATTGACAACCTGGAATGTATTCCG